TATAATGATTATAAATAAGATATATTTATATATAAATAATTAGGTTTATTAAATTATTATTTGTACGCGTACACGCAATTCAATATATATAGTTTTTAACCGTAAAAAGATCCAATAAATATAATATGTTAAAGTTTTGTTAAAATTTTAGTATACACTTGTTTTGTATTAATATGTTTGTTTAGATTTGCAGAGTCAATAAGGCACAACTAAAAAACTAAAAACATGAAAAACTTAAAAAACAAATTAGGAACAACAAATTTAATTGGATTATCAATAGTAATAATATTTATTTTACCTTTGATCGTATCAATCACTTCAAAAGTACTGACAACTTCAAACATAATTTTTTAATAATAAAGCTATGATTAATATACTAAATTGTAATAATGTGGATCTAACTACATTAATTGAAATAAACCAAAACGAAATTAACAGTCTGAAAAACAGCTCTAATATTTTACCTTTTATGATTGGAGACATTAACAGACTGCAAAAAGAAAATAAACAGCTACAAATTTTAATTAATCACTTAAGTAAATAAACTATGACAAATAAAGAAATAGTATTAATAGCATTAAACAATTATTTTATTGAATTGAGTACAAAAAACGAAATTCATAACTTTGATACAATCGAAAAAATAGAAAAATTAATTAATTACATAAAATAATAAACAATGAAAGAATTAAGCAAATATAAGTTAAACAAAATATCTAAAAATTTAGATAGCCTTTTTAATTTAGCAACTAATGAGCAAATAAATCAAGGTATTGAATGGTATAAAATAGCAAATAAAGAAGCAAATAAAATAGCTAAAAAATACAATTTAGATGTTTACAAAGTTGCTCAAGTTATAAGCGCTTTATCACCTCGTAATAAATGGAAACAAAACATAAAAGATGCTAATAAACTTTGCGAAGCGTATACTTTAGGCTTACATCCTACTGATATAAAAGTTTGTACATTTCACAGCAATAAATTTAAAGCTTTTAATATACTTGCAAGCAATACACAAATAACAAATAACAGCTTAAAAACCTTTAATTTCGTAAATAATATAGCTTACTTAAATAATGATTTTTTAACCATTGATATTTGGCATTTAAGAGCGTGCTTTAATAATATGATTAAAATAAATAATGCTACAATAGGGAGAGTTGCTTACGAGCAAATAAAACAACTAACTTTAAAAAAAGCTACTAAATTAGGTTTGAAAGGTTTTGAATTTCAAGCAATACTTTGGCTATCGGTACAAACAAATATAAACAACAACTAAAATATAATATTATGAATTGTAAGTATTGTAATGAAAAAGCAGTTATCAAATCCTATAGGGGGAGAAACGGACAAACGAATAGTGAGTTTGTTTGTTTAGAGTGTCATTACTTAGATAATAAACAAGTCGATTATAAATATAATAACATAAAAATAAAATAATAATATTATGAATTACAGAGATGAATTAGATAATATCTACAGCGAATTGATTAATAAATTTGAGGATAATGATGATAGAAAAAATGCATTTGAATTAATCGATGAATTACAAAACCAAATAGAGTACCTAACGCCTAAAGCTAAAAACTAAAACTATGAATAATCAATATATCAACACAATAAACAGTATTAACGATAATTATAACAATTTAGATTTTGAGGAAATGAATATAGATTTTAATATTAACTTATATGATAACTAAAAATAAAATAAAGATGAAATACACAATTAACATTGGATTAAGAGATAATAACTACAGTAAAGCGGTTGAATTAATAAATAATGCGCGTCAAGGCGGATACTTTGAGGATTATCATATAAGAGAGTTAAACGGGGTTTATAACGGAATACCTGAGCCGACTATAGTTTTAACCTTTGAAACAAAAGCCGATATTACGAGTATGGTTCCATTAATTGAAAATTGGTGTACACAAATGAATCAAATTTGTATCGCAATGCAATTAAAAGACAATGACAATAATACTTTTGGAGCTTTAATATATGAGCCAAATTTCAAAGGGGAACAACAAAGTTTTAATATTAACTACTTTTTAAAATAATATAAAGATATGACTATACAGGAATTAATAAACAGACTACAACAAGTAGAAGATAAAGAAAGGGATGTTTCGGTAATATTAGGTAATGAGGATGACAATTATTTTGCTTTTGATGAATTCGAACTACACAACGAACACGATACAGATACGAGCCTTGAAATATTCTGCTTTTATGAATTATAAACAAGTAAATAAATAAATATGAATACCACAATAAAATACAAAGGAATTAAATTAGATTTAGAGGGGGATTATATTCAAGCTTATAGCGGTGGATATAATGAACAATCATATAGTGACATATATGAAACACACACGGTTTTTGTTAATGGTGTAGACATTACTAATTTACTAAATGAAGAGCAATTAAATGAATGTGACATTTTGGCAGTTGAAACATTTTAACCTGCCATTATGTCCGAATTGTTGTAGTTTTGAAGCATATCTGACATCCTCTTATAGACTATAAGACAATGTGATATCTGCGTCAATATTTGAAAATATGAATGAGAATAGGGCCTAACAAGGCAAAAAAACAAATTTAATTTAAACAGTAATATATAAAGCATTAATAATCAGTAATTTAAATAAATATAAATATGACGCATAAAGAAAAAGATGTATTAATCGGAAATTTAGTAGATAAGAACGTAGCTTTAAAAAAGCGGGTGGATTACTTAGAGGGTAAAAAATACGAGGATACTTTATTAAATTTAGAAACGATAATTGAAAGATTAGATAATGAACTTTTAATATCAAAATCGGAACTAAACGAAACAGAAACTTACAACCATATTTTACTAATGGACATTAGAGATTTATACAAAAGAATTGATTCTAAAAATGAGGATATACAAATATTAAATACATTAATCAATAGTAAAGAATAAAAAGTTTAGTTTAAAACATAATAAGTACAAAGGGGATTCTATTAATTTAGTTTCCCCTTTTTTTGTATCCTATAGTCACTCAGAAGCGTTTTAAGGGCTTTTAAGAGATGTTTAATATATTGTGTCCATATACTTTTATACATTCGTTAAAACATCATTAAAATGACAAATAACATTAAAGATACTTTTTACGTTTATTATTATAACATAATTAATATATAATTTCTATTAAAATGAGTAAAGCAATAAAGAAAATTGATAAGAGAGCTAACAATGGCGGGCACTCAACCAAGAGTTTAGACCCAAACGATAGGCGTAAAAACCAATTTAAGGATGTTATGCAGGATTCAATGTCAAGGGAGGAATTAGGTAAGGTGTTTAGAGTCCTTTATAATGAAGCTATAGACGGTAACATTCAAGCGGGTAAGCTATTATTAGAGTATAGTACAGTAAAACCAACTGCTCAGGTTGAAATATCTGCCAATCTGTCAGCAGGTATAGACTTCAGAAATTTAATAGGGTTTGGTATTGATGATGACGTGACTATAGATGTAACAGATGAAACTTCAACAGATGAGTAAAAGTAAACCAAACGTAGTAATCAGCCCTAAATATGCACCCATAACACAAACGGACAGTCGTTATTATATTGTGACGGGTGGGCGTGGCTCTTCCAAATCATTTAGTATTGCATCACTATTGACATTGTTAACTTGTGAGGGTGGACATAAAATATTGTTTACACGGTATACAATGACATCGGCCGAAATTAGTATTATACCTGAATTCCTTGAGAAAATAGAATTGTTCGGATTAAAGGAGTATTTCCATATAACAAAGAATGAGATTGTAAATAAGACCACCGGTTCAAAGATATTGTTTAGAGGTATTAAAACGTCATCAGGAGACCAATCGGCAAATCTAAAATCCTTACAAGGTATAACTACCTTTGTAGTTGAGGAAGCGGAAGAGTTAGTAGATGAGGATACATTTGATAAGATAGACTTATCAGTACGTCAAAAGGGTATCCAAAATAGAGTTATATTAGTGATGAATCCGGCCACTAAGGAACATTGGATATATAAAAGATTTTTTGAGCAAGCAGGCGTTACAGGTGGTAGCAACACTACTAAGGGAGATACTACCTATATTCATACTACATATAAAGACAATGAGGCAAACGTATCTAAATCCTTTATAAAGAATATGGAAAGGATGCGTAGAGATAGGCCAAAGAAATACTTACTTGAAATATTAGGGGGATGGCAGGATAGCGCAGAGGGTGTTGTTTTTAGTGATTGGAGTACGGGAGAATATAACCCTAACGAATTACAGGTAACGTATGGAATGGACTTTGGATTTACGAATGACCCTACCACTTTAATAGGTGTAGCAATAGACAAAAAGAAAAGAATTATATATGCTAAGGAATATATGTATAATACGGGAATAAGTACTACGGATACTGCCAATATAGTACTGTTAACTTGCGGTAAAAATTTAGTTGTGGCGGATTCCGCTGAGCCTCGTATGATTGACGAAATGCGTAAACAGAAGTGTAATATTGTAGGGGCTAAAAAAGGTGCAGGTTCTATTAATGCGGGTATTGCTTTAATACAAGATTATGAATTAGTTGTATGCCCTGAGAGTTTAAACCTTGCAAAAGAATTAAATAACTACGCTTACAGTCATAAGAAATCGGGTACATTAATTGACAATTATAACCACCTTTTAGACGCCCTAAGATACTCAGTATCATACACTTTAATGGGTAATGGTAAGATAGAGATTAGATAAATAACAATACCATATAAAAATACGTTTAAATAGTATATGAGAGAAAGCATTAAAATAACATTACCTGAAGATATATCAGACATTACTTTAGAGCAATCACAAAAGTATTTATCTATTGTAAGACGTGAAGATATAAGCGAATTCGATAAGACTAAACGGATTGTTGTGTTGTTCACGGGTCTAAAAAGGCGTGACGTTGAGTTGATGGATGTTGGGGATTATGATACTATTGTAAAGCAAATTAATGAAGCATTAGATTTAGATGTTGAGTTTGAAAATAGATTTACTCTAAACGGTGTAGAATACGGAATGATACCAAAGTTAGATGAAATTAGTGCAGGGGAATATA